CTGTTGTTGGGTCTAAATCTGCATCTGTATGCGTTGCATTTGTAGTAAATTGGGAGACACTTACAGTAAATACATCTCCAACATCCCTAGTAACTTTGATTCTTGATTTGTTGCCTTGCCAATCACCGGCAAGACCAGGCGCCAATGAGTTTCCATCAAATACTAATTCCGCATCTGATTGCAAATGGTTATACCAAATTTGATAACCGCCACCCGACAACGTACCTTGCATCGATCTTAATACTGATAAACTATGTTCTTTTCCTGTATCTGGGTCTTTGTAAAATCCTATCAATGCACCAATTGTGTCATTATCACCACCAGAGGCCGTAACGGTTACTCCAAAGTCATATTGCGAATAACCAGAAGGAGAGTAAAATCCTGTTAACCGCGCCAAGTTTGTTGTACACTCAATTCTATCTAAACTTGAATTATATGTGAATGCATTCAAATCACTTGCATCTGCTGGAAAATTATTTGAACTATCGTGAGAAAATCTCCCCCAAGTATCAAAAATTTGTTGTCTTGTTGGTGGTGGATCATCTGACCCTAAACCAGCATCACTGTCTGCAGCAATAAACAATCTGTCAGTAGATTCAATATCTGCACAATCCACAGAAAGTGCATTAAGGACAAGGGCCCCATTTAAATAAATTTTTGTGCCACTACCCACAACTGAATGTACTGCAATATGATTCCACGCACTATAACTAATTGGTAAAACAACACTTGCCACCTCACTATCTTTATTCTGGATAATAATAGTGTTATCTGGTTTTTGCCACAATGTGAATGCATTATACGTACCATCTGATGCACCAATAGAGAATAATGCAGAACCCCTAGAATTATCAGTGTCTAAAGTAACTGGTAAATACCAAAAATCAACGATCAATTCATCTTCGCCTGCGATTTCAATCGCTGCGTCTTTAACTTCTACAAACCCATTTGTAAACAAGGTACTTTCATTACCAAAAAGTGGCCCTGCCAATGGAGTTTCTAGTTTTGCATTTGTTCTTAATGTCTGTAAACTATTTTTATATTCTTTATAGTTTCTACTATCAGTCATTGTTTCAAAGTCTAATAGAGTTGTTACATTATCAAAATAATTATCAATGTTTCTGACATCTACAACTTCATTTCTAGAAGACCCTGTAGTAAAAGTTTCTCCCCCATCTGAGAAATCCCAATAATAATTTGGATAAGTATCATTCGATTCGTGTTGTACCCAAGTGATATTTTTATCTTCTGTTACACCAGTTACTTTAGTAACAGTACCAATTGCACCACTACCAAAAGTTCCTTCGCCTTCAAAAATTACTTCTTCACCAGTAATATAATTATCACCTTCGTTTACAATTTCGATTGAGTCAACTTGTCCATCTGTGGTGTTTGTTATTCTTGCACCGAAACCTGTACCACTGCCGGCAGATGATATAAAAGAATTTAAGTACATATTTCTGGGATAATTTCTGCCTGGGTTTTGAATGTCAAAACCAGTAACACATGTCCACAATTTTTCTTTGAATGTTACACCATTTTCATTTTCAATGAATACATTTTCTTGATCTTGAAATTCACCAAAAATACTACTAATAAAATATTCTCTCACTGCATTACCAGATAAAGAATATTCTTGATATCTCTCTACTGTTGCAAAGGCCTTACTAGTTTCTCCAACAACTCTTATTGGATTGGTAACTGCATTTGTACTAGGTTGAGTTCTAATACTTGTTTCCGCCGTCCATTCATTATTACTTACCTTAAAAACATTTTCTTTTGGATAGTAGAATGAAATATCTTCGTTGAAAAAAGTTCTGAATAAAAATTCATATGATTTTTCTGAACCTTTTGCAAGATAAAACTCTTTCATAAGTTTCAGAAATTGTTTTTTGTTTGTAAATTTAGTTTTCTTAATATCAGATTTATTATTGCCGGTGGATGCATTTGTGGTTTTAAGTCTATATAGAACTCTGATTGCAACTTGATCCGTAGGTGCAACAATTTGACCTGTATTTTTATCGTAGAATATAATTCTATCTTCTGATACAATATAGTCTTCGTCTTTAACTAATTCTACAAAATCATCTGGAAAAGTTAGGTTTGCAAATACTTGCGAAGGAGTTTCACTACTTCTTGTAATTAATGATTCATCTGTGTATTGTCCAGTAGTTGGATTTACATAAACTTTAAAATCTACAACTCTGGTTGTTACAGTTTTTCCTTCGTAGAAAGAAGGCTCTCTATAAGAGATTGAAAATTCCGAACTAACACCATTACCCAAGAAATCATCAGATTCAAATCTTTCATTCTCCAACGGAGACACACCAAAAATTCCAGATAATTCTGAATTAATTTGATTTTTATTTTTGACCTGAACTGTATTTGGAAATGCTTCTGCAAGTAGGTGCTTAAATTCATCTACAAAAATATCTAGAGTGTTATCCAAATCCGAATAATCTAATATTTCTGCACCAACATCAAGAGTATTTGTTTCTTGAGACATCCATTCATAATACAACTCTAAAAATTTTACAAAATTATCATAATCATTCTGTTGTAAATAGAATGGTAGTTCAGAACGAACCTGAGATGCTAAATCTTTATAGTTACTATTATCCATGTATCTATCTTCTTATAATTTGTACGTTTTGTGTAGTAATATCGTAATTATTATTATATTCGTCTGAATCTGCATCCATCGTAATAGTAACATCATTAGGATCGATTAATAGAATTTGATTTCTTTTTGGAAAAATGTCAAAAGACACTGGTTCGGCCTCCATTCGGAAGTTATTATTAGTGCCACTTTCAACATTTTCAATTATAATATCTTGTACCGTAACTAATCCTGTGTTATAATCGATAGTTCCTTTAATATTATTAGTATAAATCTTTTTATTATTTAAATCAAATGAATAAAAATTAAGATTACCATCGTAAGTATCGGTTTCTTCTACATACCAATAATTTTGAGATCCAGAAACTTGTACCCCAATAGATTTTAAAGTACCTTTCTTGATTTGATTATTAAATCCGAATTGATACTGTGCGGCTCCGCCTAATAAAATTACTTTTTCATTAATCATATTTATCTTGGTGACGTTGTTTGTAATCGAACGATCTGTCATGTCAATTTGATGAACTAAATTTGAATATCTAAAATAACTATCAAATTCATTTAAATTTTTTGCACTAAAGTCTTTAATAGTAGTTAATACTTTTTCTTTAAGTTCGTCTGCAGTAAATATTGTAGATTCATTATCCCATTTTATTTCTGTATTAATTCTAATTCTTGTGTATTCGGGGTCAACAATATCTGGGAGAATAGATACGATAGAATATTCTTTTCTTAATGTACTTTTAATAGTTTCCTTCTCAAAATCCGATAAAAAATATCCATTGTTAGGCCTAATTGCCATGAAAACTCTGCCAAATATTTGTGGTACGTTATCTTCTCCACCCCAAACATTTACTGATGATGCGGATGGATATATTTGCGGTATAATCGCCTTATAATCTCTAATAGTAACTGCACGACCTTGTCCTTCAAAATTTCTTGGTGCATTAAATTTTATTGAAGAAATATCTTCTCTGTTTGCCCCACCATTTGCAACACCTGTTACAGACAAATTACTTACTCTAAACAAATCTCTATCTGCATTTGCTCCAATAGTAAATTGTGCAATCCCATTTGCTTCCGGGCCTGTTGTAACTAAATATTTTACAATTAAGACATTTCCTGATAACAATTCACTCCCCAAGACACCATCACCAAAAAATAATTCCCAACCATTTTTTGATTCTTGTATAAAATATACTTCGTCTGTACTTTGTAGTCTTAAATTATCTGTAGATTTTTTATATTCTATTAATGCATCATCTTCGGCATCGGGTTGTACAAATACTTTTAACGTGTCAATATCTGCCATTTCGTTAGACAGATAGAATCTTTGGTTTGGATTTGTGTTATCTACTACAAATTCTTCTTGTACTTCGATGCCTTGGATTAATTCTAGATCGTCAATTTTATATACATTTGTGTAAGTACCATTATCGTTTTGAATGGAAGTACTCTTTTCAACAATTCTAGTGATTGTTGGTACAAAACTATAGGATTTTCCGTTATAGTTTGTTGTAAACTGAAGTCCACGATTGATTTTAATTGTATCATATACATCTGCCGATGCATAAGAATTTTGATCTAAAAGTTCTAAACTAACCTGTGCCTTGGCTGCCTTTGCACTTCTTGGTGTATAGTTTAAAAGTTTTGCCTTTGATACAACATTTTCTCTAATTCTTGCAGTATCCAAGAACATTTCATTTGTCAACATATTCATATAGAAAGAATTATGATGTGTGTTTACTGCGAGAATATCGATAAGTGTATTAAGTCCAGATGCCTCAAAATCGTAATCTTTGAAGGTTTCATCTTTTTTCATATATGAGATAATATTAGATTTAATATTTTTTAAATCTAATTCTGTAATTTCTATAGTCTTTGCCATTTATCGAACTCTCTCTATTGCAAATTGGGTTGTGATTTCCCCGTCCATTGCCGGTAGTGTATATACAATTGTAATAATAATATTATTTTCATCATTAAAATCGGATTCAACATTCACATCCAAAACAATAATTCGTGTTTCACTGGATTTTAGTATATCTTCAATATCCTTACCCATATTTATCAAACTTATTGGGTCTGCTGGCTCAAATAAAGATTTGTAGAGATTTCCACCAAAGTTTGGTTTAAATGGTCTATCAAAAAAATTTGTTAATAGATTATTCTTCAAAGATTGATTAATTGCCGAAATATCTTTTTTTACTGTAATATCCTTAGTAACAGGATTCAGTTGCATTTTTAAATCAATATCAACAAATTGATTTTTTTTGGAATCTAATATTCCTAATCTATCTTCTTTTACATCCTCAAAACTGGTTGTTACAACTTCTGCCATTTTCTACCCCTATGGATTTAAATCTATTTTGGGTGCTTTTATTGTAGTGTTACCCCCACTTTTAGTATCGATAGTACTTCCTGCACCTATTAATGCAGTACCACCAACAACAACTTGCCAATAACCATCCACTACAATATTTAAATTTCCCTTTACGTGTATATTTTTGTCACCATGTACAATATCGAAATTACTACCAATAGTTCTTTCTACAATATCGCCGTTTGGATGATATTCTTCAAACGAACCACTTCTATGATATGTGTGCAATCTTTCTGCGCCGGGCGTATCATCCATTTCAATCAAATGTCCTGAACGAGAATATGTTGCAGTATTATATGGATACTGTGGCGCAGCTGGTGATTCTGGTTCTCCAAATAAATCATTTGATGTAACTGGAGTTTTATTCTCTACTGGTTCTGTTGTATCTAATTCTTGTTGAGTTGAATGTTGTGGTAAATCCGACAACTGGGCCCTAGACTGTCCAGTAGAACCTGATGTGCCACTACGAGAACTACCAGATGATGCAGCTTGACTAGTTGTGGTTGTAGATGCACGATTTCTTTCACTTGCGGTTTCTCTCTGTACTAATTGATCCGTTGATGTTTCTGGAGATAATGCAGCTGGTGGTACATTACCATCTGTACCACCAGAATTAAACATTGCAACTTCTTGTTGTCTACGTCTTGCAAGGCCAGGCAATACTTTACCAGATGCTTTATTGTATTGCAACATTTTATTTGCAATAGTCGCATTGTCTCGCGTACCATTTGCAGTCAATGTATCTATACTGCCGGGCCCAAGGTTGTATGCAAAAGAAGTAAGTGCATCTACTTGTCTATCATTCCAATCATATCCATATTTATTTTTTCTTGCGATAACTCCAGCACGAAATTTTGCAATATTTACTTCTAGTCTACGGGTTGCTTCGGCTTCATCGATAACTTCGCCTTTGAAGTTTGCCTTAGTGCCATACCCAATAGATTCTTGTTTATGATCCCAGAATGACTTTGCAGAAAATCCTTCTTGTTGTTTCAAAAAGTCAGTTAACTCTGCACTTCCTGCATTAGATAGTTGTTCTGGTGTTGCGGTTGTATCACCTTGTGCATATCCCGCTGTACCTTCTGAAACAGAATCTGGGGATGCTGCACCACTAAGTACTTTAAGTGCGCCAGGCACCTGTGAACCCCTTCCAGAACGGTTTCCGTCTGGTGAAACTTGTTTGCCTGGAACTGTACCCCAAATAATTGGGTCTTGTGCATATTCTCCATCTCTAAAAAATCCTAAACACCAAGAACCTTCAATTACACCAGTTGGTGAAATTCCAATACCCCCAGCAGACGCACTATTCATTGGCATTATTGGACTTGCCCATGGTAATTCTTCTGTTTGCACGAATTCTTCGTGATATCCAATAATACGAATTCTCACACGGCCCAATTTTTCTGGGTCGTTAACGTCCTCCACAACGCCAGTCCACCACACAAAATTGTCTTTGCCAGCAAAATTTAACATTTAAACTCCATAGTTTATATTATTTATATCATGGATTTTGATGTATAGTTGGTGCAAGTATAGTTACTGTACTACCACCTAATACTTCAAATGTTCCTGATATACTATATTCTATCTTATCCCCAACTTTAATATTGAGATTTCCCTCGACAATATAATTGCAATTACCACCTACATGCATATCATAATCTCCATGCACGACTTCAAAACTACTACCAACTGTTCTTTGTGTAACATCACCATTAGGTTGATACTCTTGTGACGAACCACTTCTATGGTAATTATGAATTCTTTCTGATCCTGCACTATCGTCAATTTCTTTGATGTGTCCAGACCTAGATGATTCAACCATATTTGATGGATATACTATTCCAATATCACTTTTTGGTTCATTACCTAGAGTACTATTCTTTTTTGTTTCGTGTATAGTTTCATCCAATTTATTAGTTGTTGCAAGTCTATTTAAATCAGATTCTTCAACAGTACTACCACCATAAAGAGAACCTTTTTCAGATGGATATATAGTGTCTGGGTCTTGAAATCCAACAGTTGCATCACTGTTAGACTTTTGTGGTTTGCCAGGCACAGTACCCCAAATCAAAGGTTCTTGAGCATATTCACCATCTCTGAAAAATCCTATAACCCATGAACCATTCGTAACACCAGTAGGAGATGTACCAATTCCATTCAAAGATGCACTGGTAACTGGCATAAGTGGACTTGCCCACGGTAACTTGTCTGTAGGTAACAGTCCAGTATCTTCATTATGAATACCAAATATTCTAACCCTTACTCTACCAAGGCCTTCTGGGTCAAAAATATCTTCAACCACACCTTGAAACCATACGAAATCATAAAGATTCATTCATCACCTATTTTGTTGGTTGTGGTTGCGGTAATGGTTTATCTGTGGAATCTCTTACACATTCCATATCTATGTAATACGCTTCTTGTTCAAATCTATGCTTGACTGCAGATACTAACCAATTCCCAGATAAATAATTGTTTACCGCACCATCACCTAGTGGACTAAATACAGGAAAAGTTAAATTTACCGTATCACCAGAACCCAATTCGGTATCTCCAAATACAGTCAAATCCATCTTTAAATTATTAAATAACTGTAATTGCGCCCTACGTTTTAAATTAGTTTCTTTGTTGTTATATGTCAAAAATGGATTTTCTGGTAATACATATAAATTTGCAGGGTTGTATTGTGTACCTTGACCACTGATATCAAATAATGGATTATTTGTTAAATGTGGAACATTTTGATACTCATCCCAAAAACTGTAAGAAATGTCTTTAAAACTTCTTGTAATAAGGTCTACAGTGATTGCTCTACTATTATACATACCTGATAAAATGTTTTGTACCACATCAAATGAAGATTTTAACCTATAATTTTGAATAATTTTATCTTCAAAGTTTGGATCTCCAACGACATTAGGTGGTTGTGCCTTATATTCAATTTTGGGAGATGCTTGAACTAACTCAGATAATGGTGAGAATACATAATTATCTTTACTTTCATAGAAAACATAATTGGCTGCGTCACCTTTATATGCCTTTTCTGTCATCCAATTACAAGTTCTAAATGCAGTAAAATTTGGAATAACAATTTTTTGTTCGTCATCACTAGAAACTGCTGAAACTGGTTTACTTGCACCCATCAAACTCAATACCTGACTGGCAATATCAGATGATGGGCCCTCAAAGTATTGCGATATTTTTGTTTGGAAATTTAAGATATAATCTAATGTTACCAATTCTAATATGAATTTAGTTGACATATTATCTCGTTCAAAACCAACAATCTTATGCACAACCATATGTAAATCTATTTGTTTTCTGCCGCCAGGATGGTCAACAGAAATTATAACTTCTTCTTGACCAATAATCGGCAAAATTGTAACTAAATCTTCTGTTGTTACAATACCCAAACGGGCAGTCATAGATGTGGAGTATATATCTTCATATATTTCTAAAGACGCCATAACTTGTCTCAAGTCCATAACAAACCCATTATGTGACTTTATAGACAATGTAACTAATTCATATTGACCTGCTGCAACAATTCCTGTCATAATTAATCCTTCATCGACTCAGCAAACTTTTCAACAAAATCCACTAATACACTTTTTCTCAATAATCTAATAACTCTATTTTTTTCATTTTTTTCATTTTCCATCACATATGCACTATATGGTAAATATTTTTCTGCTGCAGGGTCTTTTTTTTCTACCATTCTTTCATATGTTTGTTTATTGATAATAGTGTTCCACTGTTTATCGTAATAATGAATGATAGTACTTTCTGCATTTTGAATTGTTTTATACTTACTCTTTATCATTGCATCAAATCTGGCGGTTGAAAGTGGCCATTCATCCCTGTAATTAATAATATCATTCATCATCAATATAACCCAATAATAATTTGAATCGTCATAGTAAAGCTCGGAAATAATCTGTGGGGTCTCACCATCTTTTATTGTATATTCATAGTGACTATCGGGGTTTTGTTTAAATGCATCAACTACAATTGCTTTGTTAAATATGTTTTTTACTTTTTTGGGTTTGCCATTATAAAACATATCATAATGAATATTATTAATTTTTTCGAACATATACGGTGTAGTTGCCATCTTAATATCCCTCGTCTATATTTTTCTTGACTACCTGTTCCAATTCTAAAAATGTTAAATTCATAGAAACGTTAGTTGGTTTGCCATCAAAGAATAATCCAAATGATCCATCTCCCCCATAACTAATTTCACAAGAAGTTAATGCACAGGGTTTAAATTTGTGTAGAGTAGTCAGACTACCATTTGCAGAAGATAATATATATTCTATTTCAAATATATCTGGAATTGTATAAAACCCCACCTTACCTTCTGCAAAATCTGGTAACATGTGTTTTCTAAAAACTTTTGTTATCTTTTCAATTTCTTGACTTTCTTTTTCGTTTTTTGCGACAAATTTATATTGAAATTGAAATTGTCTAAATTCAATACCATTGAATAATTGATAACGAGATGCATTGGATGCAACTCCTTTTTGAAATTGTGCTCTGGCTTCGCCCAAATTATTTAATAACATATTTGAAGCTTCTCTGGTAATTGTTTCTATTCCCATACCAACCAATTCTCCAACAGATGCATCACCTTTTGCCATGATTGCACCAATACCAGAAGTCATTTCATAATTTGCAGTCTGATTCAGAGAAACATTCTCTGGTACATAGAGACTCACATTTGCAATCGCCCTCTGATCTGCAGCCTGAGTTGCCTGTTGAGTATCAGTATGTACAACTTCTTTTTTGGTGACAGCACGATAATTGATAAAACTATGCAATTCCCCGTCCATTTGACCCAAATCTAAGGGATATTTAAATCCTGGCGCTCCAGTAGAGGCATATTTGTTATTAGATTTTTGCTGCATAACTTTTGCAGGCCCATCATTAAAGTTTAGACTTACCATCTTGAGCTCCTAAATAGTATAATTATATTTATAATACATTATTAAGGATTTGAATTTTGCACAAAAGATTCACATATAAAGGTAAGTTCAAACCAATAAATCCCCACAAATACGCTGGTGACGTAAAAAATATTGTATTTCGTTCACTATGGGAACGTAGATTCATGAAATATTGTGACACAAATAGAAATGTTATTGCATGGAACAGTGAAGAAGTAGTAATACCATACAAATCGCCAATCGATGGAAAATATCATAGATATTATCCAGACTTTTTAATAAGAATAAAGTCATCAAATGACACAAAAAAGACGATATTGATAGAAGTCAAACCGAAAAAAGAAACAAGGCCTCCCAAAAAAAGAAAAAAGACTGTTAGATATCTACAAGAAGTAAAAACGTGGGGAGTAAATGAGGCAAAATGGAAAGCTGCAGAAGAATATTGTAAAGACCGTAAGTGGGAATTTAAGATTCTTACAGAAGATCATCTTTTGCCCTGATATTTTAATTATAAATAGTCTAAAACGAGGTTTATATGGCGAATTTTGATGTACTAATCAATCGAATGCTGCGTTCTGGTGTAAAACCAAATACAAATGCAGCAAGAGAATGGTTTAGAAAAAAAATTAGAGAGACTAGAGTGAATAGACAAAAATTGTTGTCTGATTCTAATAGGAGTTCATCAACTCCTACTATTGGTCGCATGTATTGTTATTCTTATAATCCAAAACATGCAAAAACATTACCATATTATGATGAATTTCCTTTAATTTTTGTCGTAGAAAGGTTTAGTGGTGGATTCTTAGGTATTAATTTGCACTATGTACCACCAAGAACAAGAATTATACTTATGGAAGCACTTACTGATATTGCAAATAATAAAAAATATGATGAAACAACTAGACTTATGTTGTCATATAGAGCATTAAAACAACTTTCCAAATTTAATGTTGTAAAACCATGCATCAAAAAGTATTTGTTTAGTCAAGTAAGAAGTAAATTTGTAAAAATAGATGCAAATGAATGGGATCTTGCAATATTTTTACCAGTACAGAAATTTAAAAAGGCTGCACCATCAACTGTATGGTCGCAATCCGCTTTAAAAAGTAGATAAGAGGAATTTAAATGTATAAGCCTGGATTTAGTGTAGAAGATTTTCGTAATGGTATTGCGCGTACTGGATTATCCAGAGCAAATAAATATGTGTTGAAAATATCTCCCCCGCCCAAGTTGGTTGGTAAACTAGAAAGTAGAAATCTAGAAGAAATATTTCTTAGAATTGACACAGTAGAATTGCCCGGCAAATCTCTTGCAACTTCAGAGGTTAAGTACTATGGGCCCCCAAGAAAATCTCCATATGGAATGACATATGAAGATTTAAATTGCACACTTATGTTGTCTGCAAATATACGTGAAAGATATATTTTCAGTCAATGGATGAATGCGATATACGATTATGAAACTGCAAGACTAGAATATTTTGAGAACTATACGACAGACTTAGAATTTATAACTTACAGTGAAGATGGAAACCCGTTAGCTACTACAAAGTTTGAAGAGGCATACCCATTGTCTATTGGTGCGATTAATTTTGCATATTCAAACGAAGATGTTGCAAGGATGCCACTAACATTCGCATATAGAAAGTGGGTAGAAACCGCGCCAGTTAAATTGAGTGGTGCGGTATCTCCATACGGTAGTCTTGCAAACGCACAGCAGTATTT